CATAGGAAAAGCAAGGTTATTACTATGAATTTCAGCTGGAGTAAATTTTATACCAGAAAGTTCTAGCTGTCTAGTACTGTTCTGCATTTTATGAGCTAGCTTATCTTCAAAACTATTGTTGAAGACACGTAGCTTTTCTTGAGCATAGCCTACTTGTTGCCAAGGGGATAGGTTAGCTATTCTTTGAGCTTCAGGATATGCTGTTTCACCAGCTGCATCAAGCATTTGTTTCTTGAGCTTCTGGTGTTCCATATCCATAGCTTCTGCAGATTCAAAAGCAAAGGCTAATTCACCTGCTGCTTTCGCTTCTTCAATAGCTTTGATTTTTTTAGCAGCTTCTGGAAGCAATTTTGCTTGTTCTAGTTTAGCTTTTCTAGCTTCTAAAATCCCTTGTTCTTTTTGCTTCTCAATATCTTGTGTTTTCCAATCTTGCAATGCTTTCGAAAATGGTGCTAAGCCTGCACGTACTTCACGTACATGTTTGACCATTTCCCTGCCACGTAATTCAGCGCCATAAGTATTTTGCTGTCTATGTTGAGCGGTAACAGTAGATATATTAGTCTTAAGGCGCTCAATATTTCTATCATAAGATTTTGACATTGAGTACCTCTATCCAGTTGCTTTTGGTGCTGTGTTTGCTTTAAGTGCGCTGTAACCTGATAAAGCATTCTGTGCTAAATCAATACCTAATAATGAATTAGATCTACCTGACTCAAAATTAGTATTATCTCTAGGTCTAAATCCATGAGTTGGAGCAAAAGCTACATCCATGTATAAATCTCTAGAACTCCTAACAGCCTTTCTATGAGATGCTGCTTTAGATACATTAGCTTCTTCTCTGGCAGTCATCTTAGTGTGTAGTAATCTAGTCATGGTATTTGACTTTTCTAATACTGGTGCCATTGCTAAACGAGCAGCAGTTGCGCCTGTTTGTTCTCCTGCATAAGCTTCTTTATGCATTTTTCTAGTGGCGTCTTCTATTTTAAATGCTGCATCATCATGTATTTCAGCTAATTGACGATCTACTTCACTATGCTGTTCTACTAACATTTGATACAACTGATCTTGTTGTACATCTTGTTCTTGAACATCATTTAGATATTGTACGTTATCAAGATTAGCTTGTATATCGTATTCTTTTTGTTGTATATAATTGTTCTTAGCGATGGCATTGTTACGTCCACGGGCAGCTGCATTTTCAGCGTTGTGACTTGCGACCGATCCGGCCATATTCACGCCCATCGTGATCATTGATACTGGTTCGCACACGGCAAAATTCTATAAAGGTTAATTGGTTAGGACCATGTTTAAGTTCCCGTAAGAACTTGAATCCTAGAAACTTTAGAAGTTTTAGATGAGCGGTATTCCGTTTATCTACTATGTTCCAAAGAAGTTTCTCTTTTCTGCTTTCTATAAAACGTTTTGATTCACGTGCAAAAGTTAAAGGGTACTCATGGATAGCGTTAGTACACAACATCCATATTAAACCTCCTTCTTGTACACCGGCCAATCCGGCAGTCTTACCGTTTGGCACTTCGAACCATACTGTGTCTCCATGTAAAGCAGAGTGAGGAACATAAAGAAGTGGTTCGTGGCCATGGCCTTCCTTCACTTCTCTGTAATCGTCATCTCTCAGATGAGAGGCTACATAAATAGCAGCCTCCTCTGTGATAGGGTGAATGTAGTTAGACACTTTGATAGTATCGTGGTGAATAGTCTCCTTCCCAATTCATCGAGTGAATGGTAGCAGGAGAAGGGTGATTTGATTTTATCAATACATTTAAATTTTCATTTCTATCATACACTGGTATAGTATGCATATAACCTTTAGCTATATTTGCTCTACTAGCATTAATGTTATCCCATTCTAATGATTCAACAGTATAGGTATAATCATCTCTTCCTCTTCTCTTTAAGGTAACATCTATAACACCTACATCTCCAAAGTCAAAGTTCATTCTATGAATAACCAAGGATCCTCTAGTTGTAGAACTAGTTCTTTGACCGCTTGTTGAAGTAACATAAAGTTTAGGTAACTCGACTTCAAATTCATATTCATAACCTACTATTAAGTCAGTATTGACAGAAGCTCCATCTTTAAGAGAGGTCTTCCAATTACCAGGTAAAGTTACTGTAGGTGTCTCAAGTGTATGAGTACCGCCACCTTGACTAGTTAAGTTAATAGCAGTGCCTGCATTTGCGTTAACTCTACTTGTTGCAAGTTTAATAGTATTATCATCAACCTTAATTACATAATAAACAGTGTTATCTGTGAGTCCGCCAACTGCTGATGAACCCTCTTGATAGGTTACTGGGTTACCTGTAACTAAAGTATGACTTGCTATAGTAATAGTTTCTGCACTAGCATCTACAGCTGAAGCGGCAAATGTTTTATCAAGATGTATGGTTGGTACATCATAACTCTTACCTACAGCATCACTATCTGTTGTACAGTAAACTGTAAGGGTCTTAGAACTATAATAACCTGTACCTAAAGTGAAGGTAGATATATCTTCTTGAGTATCATATGTGATATCACCTGAAGCTATAGTTTTCTTGGTATCTAAATGCACCCGATTTTCATCAGGAGCTGATCCAATCATAGGAGTATCAGAAGTTAATTTTATGTCAAATTTTTCTAGTGTATATGTGGAGCCTGTATTCAATACTGCATAATATACATCATCTAGTATTGTATGGTAGACAACATTATTTGGCATCGTCCATCTGAACCATGCTGATTGAGAACGTTTATCACCTGCTTGGAACCACTTATATCCCCACACTTCATTTGTAGCAGTGTGTAAAGTACTATCCACTGCAAATAAAAGTATGTCATTTTCTGTTGATCCTGACACTATGGTTGTGTTTTGAGGGAATAATTCTCCTACAATTTTAGTTTGCTCATTTATTTGTGGCTCTTCTGTAGTACTAACACCAGCCATTTCATAGAAACGAGCTTGTCTAGCTGTACTATTTAAGAAACCAATAGTAGTACCTAACGATATAGGCACTGTATCAGGGTTAAATCCATAAGAAGATAAGTAACCAATTTTAGCAGTTTCAGGAGTAAGCAAAGCTTCTGCACCTGAACTTAATAAAAACTGTTCACTAGCACTAAAGATAACTAACCCACCTGCGGTTTCAACAGCATCAAATAATTTAGTAGGGAACTTAGAACTTGATTGTAAATCGATAGGATCTGCGTTAGAGATAGCCATAGCTGTCTTAACCCAGAAACTATAATAATCGTTTACCCTTGATAAGATGACATTTTCTTCACTAAGTAAAGCTATTCTATTTCTAAAGAATAACATCTTCTGGATAGGTTCACCTATAAAAGAAGGTTTAGAGTTAGTGACATCATCACCTACATCTCGTTCACCCCAATCTGGATAATTAAATCTGAAAGCACCGTTTGGGTAGTGTCCTTGTGCACCTCCATTTAGAGAACTTGGTCCGTGTGTTAAAGTTTGTGCGTTGTTACCTGTACCAGTTAAATCGATAGCGGTACCAGCTGTTGCGTTTGCAGATGAGGTTGCTAATTTAATCGTGTTAGTACTTACCTTAATAGCATTATAAACAGTACCATCTGATAGTCCAGTAAGATTACTCCCGCCACCATTTAAATATAATACTCTATCTCCTGTTACTATACCATGATTACTAATAGTTATTATATCAGTACTTGTATTAACAGCAGATGTAGCTATTGTATGTTGAGTACTAGGATCAACCCTATTGAGCCTCAGAGGCATCGTATCTTTGTCTATGGTAATCTCTATCCCAGGAGCTGCTACCTCTTCCCACACGCCCTCTCCGAAGCGAGCTGGAGTGTATGTACAAGTTTCACCTGCACTGATAGTTCCTGATGAAGAATTACTTGCTAAATCAAAAGCATTAGTAGATACGTTAGATACTGTATAATGTCCATCCCCTGCACCTCCACTAGTAAAGTCAATAAAGACTGTAGTTCCATTGCTTAATCCATGAGCTGTAGAGGCTACACTTACTGTAGTACCGGATCTAGAATACGTAGCTTTCTTAGAAATATCTGCATTAATACCTTCAGCTTGGAAGCGTAGGTAGTAATCATCCATATCCTCACCACTGTTAACCACACGGACAATATATCCATGACGGCATACACGTGGTAAATCTGTAATATTGTTAACTTCAGTTGTTGCAATAGACATCAAAGACTTCTCAGGTGTTGTTACACCAAATGGAGTAGCTCTGTATAAATGTAATCCGTTACCACATATAGTACATGTTATACCTGTACCACTGATAGCATCTAAGGCGGTTTTTATATCACCTAAAATACCACCTGATGACACATGTTCATCTGCGGTTGAAGATGTAGCGTCTGGACGAACACCAGCTATATTACACCTTGATTTGATTGTCGTGGTATTTTTAACTGTAACTGTTGTAGTAACACCCTTCTCTGATGTATATTGATGGGTATCATTTACAGCCCAACCGTCTCCACCAAATTGTAATTTTACAAATGGTTGATACGTATCATGATATGAGTAGCTATCATCTACAGGAGCTGTAGGTTGTGGAGTACATCTGGTATCTACTTCATACCTTAGCCTAGACTTACCGTTAGCACTCATGTTAGGAGGTGAAGTACTAAACTTATCTGTACCTGTACTTATATCTACAATTTCTCTACCCATACCTAAGCAGTCACCATTACTGGTACCACTGTAACTATCTATGTTATCAACTGTAAGTACGGTAGCTCTAGTATGTGTAAACTCTGTGTTATCATCTGGATCAAATATATCTAATGCATATTGTTTGCCATACGATATAGTATCAAGTGATACGAATGCTTCATTTAACTGAGCTGGTGATAGATCACCTGTGCCAGTTTTCATTGCCGTAGCTTTCCTTCTATTAACAAAGAAGGTAGTTTCATTAATTGTTAATGCTTGTATATCAGATGACTTCTCATCTAATAACTCACTGTTATCTAAGTAAGTAGCTTTATTTGTTCCAGGAACATTTGCATAATCAACGGGTATCTCAGCACCATCACTACATCTCCATATTTTAACAGCTCCATCTGCACCAACTTGTCCAATGTATTGTTCATCATGTGCTGTATAAATACTAAACCATTTTGTATGTGAATCAGTAGAAGGTGAAATTGCAGTAACTAGTTGACTACCAGGACGTTTAGTTAATTGATTAACCACATCAGGTACACCATTAACTAAGTCCACAACTTGTCCAGGTAATTTCTTTTCGTCTGGTTGAGTTGATATACCTAAAACATAATTAGGTATTTTTTGAGTTACACTTGCCATTAGCGTCTCAGTGCTTGATAAGGTTTGTACGATTGATAAGCAGACTCATCAGGCCAACCCATCATGTTATGGTCGCCTTGTTGACATTCATATTCCATACAGGCAGCCCGTGCTTGTAGTTCATATATCTGTAACATCTTTTGTAGCTGACCGTTAGATACTAATTGCACAGCTGCTCTTCCTGATGCTCTGTATATAATATACCGTTGGAATGGTGCTGGTATATCTTCAAAATTAAGTAGTCTTACTTTATTTACATAGAAGTAATCATCATCTGGAAATTCAAATGTATGGTTTACTCTATCATATAGTTTCCATATACCATCAGTATCTTTTCTTCGTACAAAGTCACGGGTTCTATCCCATGAATCTTCCATATCTATACGTGTTACGTCTGATTCAATAACGACTTTATTATCAGTGCTATTGACAGTTTCTTTTATATGATATTCTATATTAAATGTCCAGCCTTCAGCTTGAACGTCTTGATTTACTTCTTTAAGTAAATTATAAATAAATGATATCTCAGGGTTAGCAAAATCTAAACCTGATACTGGTGACTGACCTATGCTACCCAGGATCGCATTGACTGCGGATAGTTCGGTATCGATATCAACGGTTGTGGTAGTCATAGTTAAGAATTATAAATAAAAAAAGGGGGCGTGAGAACCCCCTTATGAAACTAGTTGTACTGAGCTGTAACAACAGCGCAGGTATCAGTTACACCTGATGAACCTACTGTTGCATATGCTAGTCTTAAATTTTTAGTTGTGGAGGCAACCGCTGAAGGTGTGCCTGATCCACTTGTATCAGATGGAGATATACGTGTTTCAGTTCCTGCTCCGCAAGAACCGTATTCTCCAACTGCTGAAGGAGCTGCCATAATATTTTATTGTTAAGAAACGGTACCTATATTACCAGGGCTAAGATGCTGTCTCCCATACTCTAAAGGAGTTGGAGGGTCTTTGGTAATAACCTTATCGACCGTACCAATCCCACTAAGAGTACTGGATTGTCCCTTTTCCCTGGTAATCGTTGTTGCGGTACCTGGACGAAGTGACATAATTAGCTACGTGCTGAGGTTAGTTCGATTGCACCTGCAGGGTTGAGTGTACCTACGCCCATAGCCAAGCGTCCGACCATTACGTCGCCTTGGTATAAAACGGATACATCACCACCGGTAACTTGGACTTGAGGTCCAACGGCTTCAACGATTCCAGCTGCGTCACGCTGATAGATCAATCCACAGTGTGTAGAGAAGTCTCCATTGTAGGAGTTGTTTTCACCAGACACAGAGTTAACAGTACCTGCCAAGAATGGTAGGTTGTTAGAACGCTTGATCGAGATACCAGCAATTTCAACTAGACCTTCACCAGAGTTCAGGTTACCTTGTGAGTTACCATAGTCTCTGTTGAGGATGTTAGAAGAAACCTGTGATACTAGAGCATAGTATTGACGTGGGTTTAGTACAGCTGTACGCCCTGTCTTAGGTAGATTCTTTTCATCGAGAACCGCTGCGGCTTCGAAGAATGCGTCTACCAATGCTTGTGCATTGTACTCCTTAGTTGCACCCAATTCAATCTGAGTACCACCAGGCTCGGGACCAGGAGAAGCAGTGATAGGATGAGCTTCCCTTGCAGCTAGTGCAATAGTACGGAAGACTTTCTTATCATAAGCCTCAGCCAAAGCATGACCGATCTTAGCAGAGATCTCGGATCTCAGAGAGTAATGTGCAAGTGTTTCATCTAAATCATAAACGAACGCAGAGCTGATTAGAAGGTCATCGCACTGGATGGTCTTCTCAGCTACTGGAGGATCACCGGATCCTAGGATAGGTGTGCCTGGTTCATGATAGGCAGCTTGCATGCGTCCCGTGAAGATGAACTGC